TGCATAGAGGTGAGGAGGGGAAGTGAGGGCTTCGGTTCAAGGTGAGGAAGATTAGTGAGGTGAGGAAGATGAAGCAGACTAAAAGACAAAAGAAGTCGGATCGTATATTGCATGGCAGCCAATCCAAAGATGCCATCATGTGTGATTACGCAGTTGCCCCGGTTGACAGGCTGGTGATTGAGATGGATCGGAAGTGGGGGACGGATCGGCTGCCCGAGCTGGTAGATGTTGAGATGGCGCAGAAGTATGGCAGTGCGGTTGCCAAGATGAATGCGGCCCTGGCAGACAATGATGTGGAAGAGTGTAGGAAGCGCTGTGAGGTTGTCGTGCGGGGGTTGCAGGCAATGGATGCAGAAGCCGAGCGTGTGGGCGCTCAGAAGGCGTGTACGGATGTCTGGGAGGTTGAGATAGACGGCAAGCTGTTTGGCATTATGCGCGATGGTAGAGGCTGGCGTGCGATCAAAGAGCAGCGGCCTGAGTTGGAGCTGCTGACGCTGCGTGAGGTTGCGTTGGCTTATAGATACTTTCGGGAGCATTGGATGGGTGAGCTGGAGAAGGCAGCTAAACAATCATTCCCTGGCGCAGAGATGATCGACATTAAAGGAAAAACATTTGATGATCCTATCCCTTGGTGATAACGTGATGGCACTTGATAGCGCAGAGCTTTACCCATTTCCTTCTGCGCAATCTGCCTCACTGAACTGGCCCAGCATTGCGCTGGGCCTTTTTTGTGAGTACACTTCCAAAAAACATTGAGGACTGACATGGCAAAGAAACCTGTAAAGATTGACGCAGACCTGATGCACAAGATTGCAGACAGGTTGGCTATCGGTGAAACGCTCAAGGACATACTGAAGTCTAGCAACATGCCGACATACCAAGGCGTGATGCAGGCTGTACTGCGCGATGAGGAGCTGTACGAGATATATCGTCGGGGCCGCGTCATGCAGAGTGAGTACCACACAGACCAGATCATCAAGCTGGCACAAGAGCCGCTGCCTGAGTTTGAGGACAACAGACTAGCCAATGCGGAAGTGCAGCGACGTAGGCTTGAGATTGACAGCTTGAAGTGGACACTAGCACGCAACATGCCTTGGGGCGTGCGAGACAAGAAAGAGGATCAACCGCAAGCTCAGACGTTTACAATCAGTTGGGCTGGTGGTGATGTAGCGGTCAATGCGATACCTGACGATGAGCAAGAAGACAGCAAGCAGGCGACAAAGCACTGATGCCAAAACATGTGTATATTAAACATCCTGACGTTTACAGCTACGCGCGTGAGCTGGGCCTGCTGGACTGCCTCGGAGCCGGGGCGATCAGGCAGCCTCGGCAGGGTGGCAACCACTACATCTTGTGGTTTGCATTTATTGCATGGCTCCTGCAAATGCTTTCCTGTTTAAAAACAATGGCTTATAAAAGTTTTAACATAATAGCTGTTATACGACTAAGGGGTAGCCATGCATTTTGCGCAACCCATACCCCCACCCCCCCTGAAACCGCCCGCCACTTGTATACACGTATAACACCGATGGGAGAGGGATGTTGTCAGACAGCCTAACAGCCGAGCAGCACGCACTGCTCAACCACCTAGAGGCCTTACGCCACGGCATACTCGTATCTCCCTCGATGTCAAAGCAGCTAGAATGTGCAGTGTTGCTTATTGATGTATACGAGGCTATCTTGGAGAAACACGGGATACTGATATATGAGGATCAGGAAGAGGTCACAGAGCATTGACGCATATTGAGATACCGTATGAGCCGAGGGAGCTACAGTTAAAGCTGCACAATGAGATGCAGGCGAAGCGCTGGGGCGTTGTTGTCTGCCACCGCCGCTTTGGAAAAACGGTATGGGCGATCAATCATATCTTGCGGGATGCCTTGATGTCGGCAAAGGACAACCCCCGGTTTGCCTATATGGCACCCACCTATCGCCAGGCTAAGAACGTAGCGTGGGATTATATAAAACAATTTGCTGGCAAGATCCCGAATGTGAAGTTTCATGAGACTGAATTGCGGTGCGATCTGCCTAATGGGGCGAGAATATCGTTGCTTGGCGCTGAGAACCCTGACAGCCTGCGCGGCATTTATCTTGATGGCTGCGTGATGGATGAGGTCGCGGATATGCCAGAGAATGTTTTCCCTGAGGTGATCAGGCCTGCGCTGTCGGATCGCAAGGGGTGGTGCGTGTTTGTCGGCACGCCTAAGGGCCACAATGCTTTTTTTGATAAGTATGAGGAGGCGGCTGGCAATCCTGAGTGGCTGGCTGCTGTGTATAAGGCGAGCGAGACGGGGATTTTGGATGACGAGGAGCTTGAGGCTGCTCGGGTTATGATGACTGCCGATCAGTATGCGCAGGAATTTGAGTGTAGTTGGAATGCGAATGTGCCGGGTGCTGTTTATGGCAAGGAGATGGAAGTTGCGCAGCTTGATGGTCGGATTACGAATGTTCCGTATGATCCGAGCGCCAAGGTTGACACTTGGTGGGATCTGGGCGTGGGAGACAGCACGGCAGTATGGTTTACGCAAACGATTGGGCGTGCTATACATGTTATAGATTTTTATGAAGCCCGAGGTGAGGGTTTGCCTCACTACTGCAAGATTTTGACGAGCAAGGGGTATCTGTATGGGGATCACAACGCCCCGCATGATATTGAGGTTCGTGAGCTTGGAAGCGGGAAGAGTAGGAGAGAGGTTGCTTGGGATTTGGGATTGAATTTCCGCGTTGTTCCTAAGCTGCCAGTTGAGGATGGCATACATGCGGCCCAGATGTTGTTGCCGCGTTTATGGTTTGATAGAGAGAAGTGCAAGCATGGCTTGGAGTGTCTTAGGCAGTATCACAGAGCGTATAACGAGCGCACTCGGAGCTTTAGGGCGTCGCCTGTGCATGATTGGTCGTCGCATGCTGCGGATGCTTTTAGGTATTTGGCAGTCGGCATTCGAGAGGATCGAGGACGCATGGTTGCGCCTCAAGCAAAGGCGGTGATGGATTATGATCCGTTTGCGGCATAGGAGATAGAGTATGGCTTGGTCATGGGAAAAATCTAGTCTTAACCCTAAGAACTGGGGGTCTGGTGGCGGCAGTAGTACGAGCAGTATTGACACTGACACTGCTGTTTCCAACGTAATCAACGAAGGCGGAACTCGGACTTACACAGGTGGCATTGTTGACGATGTCACTATGGGGTTAAGCACAATTGGTTTGACCGGGGACAAGCAGGCTGAAAAGCTCAAGGAGTTGGGCTACGCCCCTGGCGCTATTGAGGATTTTCAGTCCCGCACTGAGCGATCAAAACAAAGCTTGATGACGGCTGGAAGCGACGACGATGGGCCTAGCCGCACTGTTACTGAAGAGCCTAAAGAAGAGGAAGAGGCGACAGATGAAGTGACGCCAGTAGATATAGTTGCCGAGGTGCCTGAAGCGCCTTCAACTGTCCGTCGGCGACGTCCCCCTCCACCTCCCAAGCCTGACCCTGTCTACAAAGGGCGTCGCATTGAGCCGCCTGCTGGGCAGACTGAGAGCGAGGCAATGGAGGCTGGTCAGCGCGGACGCAAGTCTACGATTGCCACGTCTCCTACGGGTTTGCTGGATGAGCCTGAGGTGCGTCGTCGTTCATTGATGGGTGGTTTGATTTCATGAACATTCCTCAGGGCATAGCTGGCATGATGGGCAAGATGTCGTCTCAGCCTGCCAAGACGAAGATGTTTGAGACTGTTGATCCGCTTGAGCGGTTGCAGCAGCGCATTGCTGGCAAGACGTTGGGCGGTGCGTTGGATGGCGTTAAGAAGAAAAAAGACAGCAGTCTTTTGAATATGTATGGGAATATGTGATGGCACAGGTATCACCGATTGTTACGCAGCTTGAGCGACGTTATCGGACGTTGCAGTCTCAGCGGTCAAACTGGGAGAAGCATTGGCAAGAGCTGGCGGATTATATGCTGCCGCGTAAGGCTGACATTACGAAAAAGCGGACGCAAGGTGATAAGCGAACTGAGCTGATCTATGATGGCACTGCCATTCATGCTGTTGAGCTGTTAGCGTCGTCTCTTCATGGGATGCTAACATCACCCAGCACGCCTTGGTTTTCGATGCGGTATCGTGATCCTATGTTGCAGCGTAATGATGCTGCTAATGAGTGGTTAGAGCTGTGCTTGGATCAGATGTATCAGGCGTTTAATCGGTCTAACTTTCAGCAAGAGATACATGAGCTGTATTATGACTTGGTGGTGTTTGGCACTGCTGCGTTTTATGTTGAGAGCGATCAAGATGGCTTGCGGTTTAGCTCTCGTCATATTGCGGAGATTTTGATTGCCGAGGACGCCGAGGGCCGGGTTGATACAGTGTATCGCAAGTTTAAGATGTCTGCCCGCGCAATTGCACAACGTTTTGGCGAAACCGCGCTACCCCGGGCTATTTCAGCTGATCTAAAGGGCGATCCTTACAAAGAGCATGAGGTGATCCATGCTGTCTTCCCTCGTGGCGAAACGAAAGGCAAGACCGCAAAAGGTAAGGCAATTGCGTCTGTGTATTACCATCAGGACAGCAAGCACTTGTTGAGCGAAAGTGGCTTTGACGATTTTCCATTTATGGTGCCGCGATTTGTCAAGGACAGCGTTAGCACTTATGGGCGTTCGCCTGCCATGACTGCCTTGCCTGATGTAAAGATGGTGAACAAGATGTCTGAGGTGACAATTCGCGCAGCTCAGAAGCAGATTGATCCGCCTTTAATGGTTCCTGACGATGGGTTTATGATGCCTATTCGTACAACGCCAGGTTCATTGAATTTCTATCGGTCTGGCACTCGGGATCGCATGGAGCCTTTGAATATTGGGGCAAACAATCCTTTAGGTTTGAACATGGAAGAGCAGCGTCGCAATGCGATTAGGCAGGCCTTCTATGTAGATCAGTTGCTGCTGGGCCAAGGGCCAACAATGACAGCGACTGAAGTTTTGCAGCGAAACGAAGAGAAAATGCGCCTGCTTGGCCCTGTACTCGGTCGGCTACAAGCAGAACTGCTCCAACCGCTCATCTCTAGATCGTTTGCGCTGCTCCTCAGGGACGGGCTTCTCCCAGCCGCCCCTGAGGAACTACAAGGACAGGACATTGACATTGAGTATGTTAGTCCATTGGCGAAGGCTCAGAAGTTGACTGACTTGCAGTCTGTCCTGCGCGGGTTTGAGATATTGTCTCAGATTGGCGAGATTGCGCCTGTTCAAGATTACATTGATCCTGACAAGATGGTTCAGTATTTGGTCGAGACAACTGGCATGCCTGCCCGCGTGATACGCGGCGAGGACGAGATTGCGCGTTTGCGTAGGCAGCAGGCACAGGCAATGGAAGCGCAGGCGTCGGTTGAGAGAGAAATGATGGACGCTGACATTGCGCAGAAAACAGCGCCACTTGTTAAAGCGATACAGGGATGAAGAAGGTAGAAGATTTAAAGCTGGCATACCGTCGTACATTTAACAGCGACGACGGTCAGGAAGTATTGAGTGATCTTAAAAAGCGGTTTGCTTTTGAGACAACCACGTTTTCGGGCGATCCATATCAATCAGCATTTAATGAAGGACAGCGAGCAGCTGTGCTGCTGATCGTCCGTATGCTGTCCGAAGAGAAGGAAAAACCATGAGCGAAGAGGCAATCCAAGATACTGGATCTCAGGAAGTCGCAAGCGAGGCTGTTGCTGCGAGTGCGGCACCAGTTAGTTTTCTAGAAAGTTTACCAGAGGATTTGCGCAATGAGCCAAGCTTGCGCACGTTTACAGATCCTGGAGCATTGGCAAAGAGTTATGTAAATGCCCAGCGCATGATTGGTGCTGACAAGGTGCCGTTGCCGGGCAAGAGCGCGACAGATGATGAATGGCGTGCCGTTTATCAAAAGTTGGGCGCACCATCAGACCCTAGCGAATATGACATCAAGTTCAACACGGCAACGCTGAATGATGCGCAGATGGAGAACCTAAAGTCTACGCTGTATCATGCGGGATTAAGCAATAAGCAGGCCCAAGTATTTGCCGATTTCTTGGACAACTCGTTCACAGAAGGAATGAGCGAGCGCGAAAGCGCAATTGAAGACGCCCGCTATCAGGGCGAGCAAGAGTTGCGTCAAGAGTTTGGCAAAGCGTTTGAGCAGAAGGTCGGACGCGCCCAGCAGGCTGCAAATTACTTGCTAGGTGGCACAGATATGTTTGACAGCATTGAGCTGTCTGACGGTCGTCTCTTAGGCGATCACCCTGATATTGTCCGCATGTTTGCGGCTCTTGCTGATCAGATTGGCGAAGATACAATTGAGGGTCAAACGACTGAGCTAATTATGACGCCAGAAGAGGCATCACGGCAAATTGCAGAGATGACTAGACGAGATGGGCCATATTTTGATAGGATGCACCCAGAGCATGAAACTTACGTTGCTGAAGTATTGCGGCTTAGGGAGTATATGTAGTGGATAACCGTAAGGCCCACGAGCAAGCTTGTAAGTCAAGCGGAGTAGCTGCCCTAAGCAGTAGCACGGCCCCATATGGGACAACCAAGCGCAGCAAACCTAAAACTGAAACTGTAAGGGGATGACGAAATGTCTACTCAAATTACTACAGCTTTTGTCAATCAGTTTTCTGCAAACATCCAGATGTTGTCACAACAGATGGGTTCTCTGCTGCGAGCAGCGGTAGATGTAGAAAGCGTCAATGGCGAAAAAGCTTTCTTTGACCAAGTAGGTGAGGCAGCAGCCGTCCTACGTACATCACGCCACGCGGACACACCGTTGATTGATACACCTCACTCACGCCGCATGGTTACTATGTCTGACTACGAGTACGCAGACTTGATCGACGATCAAGATAAAGTGCGTCTACTTGTTGATCCGACATCAACATACAGCCGTGCTGCCGCAGCAGCTATGGGTCGCGCAATGGATGACGTAATCATCTCAGCGGCACTTGGTACTGCGCAGACAGGTAAAGACGGTGCGACAGCTACAGCATTGCCATCAGCACAGAAAATCGCGGTTGCGTCTTCTGGTTTGACAATTGCTAAGTTGGTATCAGCGAAGGAAATCTTGGACAGCGGTAATGTTGATCCATCTATCCCTCGTCACATCGTTGTTTCACCTAAGCAAGTTTCTGACTTGTTGAACAACACGACTGTAACATCAAGCGATTACAACACTGTAAAAGCGTTGGCGATGGGTGAAATCAACACATTCGTTGGCTTCCAGTTCCACGTAAGCAACCGTCTAGGTACAGATGGTTCAGGTGACCGCCAGGTCATCGCGTTTGCTGGTGACGGCATCAAACTAGCGGTTGGCAAAGAGCCAGCAGCTCGCATTGATGAACGTGCTGACAAGTCATACGCAACGCAAGTCTACTATTGCCAATCTATCGGTGCGACACGCATGGAAGAAAGCAAAGTAGTCGAAATCGCTTGTTCTGAATAAGGAGACTGAAAAATGGCTACTGTATATTCAGCACAACGCACTAACACACGCGCTACTCCAGCCGTGATGAACAAAGCCAATGAGCTTGGTGGACGTATCCGCGTAGCTCATGGCACATACGAGGCATCTGCTCTAGCGTCTGGTGACGTTATTGAGATGTTTGTTCTGCCAGACGGCGCACGTTTGTTGGAAGGCTCTTTGGCGCATGACGCGCTAGGTGCATCAACAACATTGTCTGTAGGCTATGCAGCACACACAAACGCGGCGGGTACAGCAGTATCTGCGTCAGCGGCGGCATACAAAGCAGCAGCAGCGTCAACATCTGCGCAGAAGGTGGACGTTCTTGCAACTCTAGCTCTAGGCTCAGGCTCAGAGACAGACACAAACGAGGACGGCGTTGCCATCACTGTAACAATGGGCGGTGCTGCTGGCACTGGCACTATTGAACTTACAGTCAAGTATGTGGTTGACTAATTAGAGCGGGGCGGGAAACCGCCCCCTCTTTTACAGGATGGAAGCAGATGGCAAGTACAGTTGATATTGCAAACTTTGCGCTAAACAATTTAGGCGCATCTAACATTTCCTCGCTGACAGAAAACAGTAAAGCAGCAAGGGTTGTTAATCAAAGATATGAAGCTGTACGCGATGCTGTGTTTCGCGCACATCCTTGGAATTGCTTGATACAAAGAGCGCAACTTGCGCAGGAAACAGACACGCCTGCGTTTGGTTATGCATATCAGTATGCACTGCCGACTAATCCATATTGTTTGCGTGTTTTAGAGTTCTCAAACGGCAGTATGTCGTATCCGCAAGATAATATGTCAAACAATACTGGTGGCCCAGTTTTTGTTATTGAAGGGCGAAAGCTACTGACGGACGAAGGCACGGCGCGGATAAAGTATATTGGTCGCGTTACCGATCCTCAGCAATACGATGCAAGCTTAGTAGAGGCTTTGGCTGCTCGACTTGGCGCAGAGATATGCTATGCAATCACTGGCTCAACATCTATGGTACAAATCCAAACAGCATTGTATGAAGCTAAGATGACCGAGGCTCGATTTAATGATGCGACAGAGGGCGCACCTCAACGCATAGAGGCAAGTGACTTTATTGAAAGCAGGTTCTAAATGGCACGTTCTGCACCAGCGTTTAGCTCGTTTACGGCAGGTGAGATCAGTCCACGCCTAGAGGGCCGCACCAACATTGAGAAATACCAAGAAGGTTTGTCAGATTTGACAAACATGGTTGTTATGCCTCATGGCGGCGTGACACGCAGACCTGGCACAGAATATCTTGGCGAGGTTGCCGATAGCTCAGTTAAGACGCGACTAATCCCATTTCAGTTCAAAACGTCTGATACATACATTCTTGAGTTCGGCAATCAGACAATGCGCGTTTATCGCAATGATTTGTCTGTTCTTGATGCCACAGACAAAAGCATTACAGACATTACACAGGCCAGCCCTGGCGTTGTTACAAGCGCGAGCCACGGGTTTAGCAATGGTGACGAGGTTTATGTTGATAGCGTAGGCGGCATGACAGAAGTGAATGGTCGCAACTATCTAGTTGCCAATGTCACCACAAATACATTTACGTTGCAGGATTTGTTTGGCAACGACATCGACACGACAAGTTTTACTGCTTACACATCTGGCGGCACAGCGACAGAGATATACGAGATTACAACGCCATATGCTGAAGCTGATTTGTTTGATCTGCGGTTTGCGCAGTCTGCTGACACGATGTACATTGTGCATCCGTCATATGATATACGCACACTGACGAGAACGGATCACAATGCGTGGACGTTTGCCACATTTTCTATCACTGGATCGCCAAGCCCATCACTGAGTGGTTCTAACAATCGCCCTAGCGTTGTATCGTTCTTTGAGCAGCGCCTTGTGTTTGGTAATACAAACAACAATCCTCAGACGTTGTGGTTTAGTAAAAACGGTGATTACGGAAACTTCACTGTTGGCACAGCCGATGATGATGCGTTGATTTACACAATTGCGTCAAACCAAGTGAATGCCATTCGGTTCCTGTCTGCAACAAGAGTTCTAACTGTT